CGGTAATTTATGGGTGCCCCACCGAAGCCAATAGCACAACACCTCGCCGACGGCACGTACAGAGCCGACCGGATGGGCGACCGAGTGTACGCCGAACCGGTCGGCGACCTAGGCGAACCGCCTGCCGACCTGCCAGCGCAGGGCGTGCGACTGTGGATCGACACAGCGGACACCCTCGCCCAGACGCTAGGTCAATCGGATCGTGCAGTGGTTGAGGGCATGTGTCGCTGGTGGTGCCTGCTGCTAGACGAGCTACGGGCCGCCGCGCGGGCATGTGACGAGCGAGAGAAAGCCAAGGCCGTCGCCAATGCGGGGACGGCTACCCGGGCGTTTATGAGCATGGCGGGGGCCATCGGAGCAACGCCAATCGCTCGCCAGCGGCTGCGAGGTGCGGCAGCCGACGCGCCGGAGGACGATCTACTGGCACTGAGGCGAGAAACCGCATGATTGCCACAACGCCAGCAAAACCGAAAGACAACGTAGCCGCCTACTGCGAGGCGGTGACGAGCAGTCGTATTGTCACATCCAAGTGGGTGCGACTGGCGGTCGATCGGCATCTGGCGGACCTGCAAAAAGCTGGCGAGCGCGGATTCTATTTCGACGAAGACATCGCCCATCGTGCGTGCTCGTTTTTTCCGAAGGTTCTTCGTCACTATAAAGGCCAATGGGCCGGCCAGCCGTTTCACTTATCGGACTGGCAGCAGTTCATCATTTGGTCGCTGTTCGGCTGGCGTCGCAAGGCCGACGGACTGCGGCGATTTCGCCGCGCCTATGTCACCGTCGCAAGAAAGAACGGCAAGACAACGCTCGGGGCTGGCGTCGGCATCTTGTGCCAATACTTTGATGAGCCGAACGAGCCGGGCGCGGAAGTGTATGTCGTCGCGACCAAAAAAGAGCAAGCCGCCATCTGCTACGAGGACGCCGTGCGAATGGTGACGGCGAGTCCCGCGCTCAATAGCCGATCGAAGATCCGCAAAGCTCCGCATACGATATGGTATGTCGCGCAGAACTCGAAGTTCCAACCGCTCGGGGCTGACAGCCAGAAAGACGGACTCAACCCGCATTGTGTCATCGAGGATGAGCTACACGCATGGACAGAGCGACAGCGTGAATCAAAGGAAAAGATGGAGACCGGCGGAGCCGCTCGCCGCCAGCCGCTGCTGTTAATGATCACGACTGCCGGCAGCGATGATTCAATCATCTGGCTGCAAGAGGACGCGGCCGCATGTCATGCCGTCGAAGCGGTCGCCAGCGGCGAAGTGTACGACGACGAACTATTCGCTTACATTGCTCGCATCGACGATGAAGACGACCCGTTCGACGAAAGCTGTTGGGAAAAAGCGAATCCAAACCTAGGCGTGTCGGCAAAGGTTGAGTACCTGCGATCAGAGGCGGAAGTCGCTAGCAAGCGACCCGAAAAATACGGGGCTTTTGTTCGCTACAATTGCAATCGCAAGGCGGAAAAGGAAGACAAGCCAATCACTGCGATCCGCTGGCGCAAAGGCAATCAACCGGTGAGCGTGGCCGACGGTGCTTACGGCCACGGTGGCATTGACCTAGGCCGGTCTAACGACTGGTGCGCGGCGGCGATGGTGTTCCCCGAATACGCTGAGGATGCCGACGGACGGCGCCCGGTGAAGTACCAGATCGTCACTCACTGCTGGTGTTGTGACGAGGGCAAATTCCGCCCGGACTACGAGCCTTTTCGCGGCTGGGCTAATCGCGGACTGCTGACCGTGTGCCATGGCTCGGCGGTCGATTACGGGGCCGTCAAGCAATGGGTGATTGAGGCCGCCAAGCGATATCAGATCGAGTCGTGGGCGTTCGATCCAGCTTTCGCGGCGTCGTTTGGGCAAAGTCTGCAAGAAGAGCACGGGCTGCCGGTGTTCAAATTCACACAGGCCCCGTTTTATTACCATGAGCCGACGACGCGATTTCTTGATTCGCTCGATGCGGGTATCATTCATCACGGCGGCGATCCCGTGCTAGAATGGCAGGCGAAAAACATGGCGCTCTACCGCAATCACAAAGACCATGTTATGCCGTGCAAGGGCGACGAAAAGCACAAGGTTGACGGCATGGTTGCTATGCTGATGGCGTTCTCTGAGTGCATGTACGCGGCACGCAAGCCGACCGGTTCTATGGTTGTTTTTTAGGGGCTGGCATGGTTGACGCACAGAACATATCGGCTGGCTCTTCGGCGCTTCAAAAATGGATTCGCGAAGCGTTTGGGGCTGAATCGCAGGAACTTGGCGTCACCGTCAACGCTGGAAGCGTTCGCGGAATGCCTGCGGCGTGGTATAGCCTTAACAAAATCTGCGGTCATATTGGCTCGCTTCCGCTCAATTTGTACTACCGGCCAGACGACGAAGACGCGGAAATAGCTCGACTTCATCCGGCCTATTGGCTTGTCCGTCGCCGCCCGAATGCGCTGATGACCGCTTCGGCATGGCGTGAGACAATGCAGCATCACGCCTTGCTGCATGGCGACGGGCGATCGGCGATTGTGCGCAATGGTCGCGGCGAGCCAAGCGAACTGATCTTAATGCGGCCGGACGCATGGGCAATTGTGGTCGAGCCAGGGCGAACAATCGCAGGGCAAAACGTGCCGGCGCGTAAATGGCATGTTCGCATCGACGATCCAGAGGCCCGCATTGCTGATGCCGACTGCCTACACATCATGGGGCTATCCGACGACGGATTCGCGGGGCTTGGCGTGATTGAGGCCGCGAAGCAGGCCCTTGGGCTTGCCATTGCTCAACAGACGCGGGCCGTGATGTCTGAGAAAAACGGCGCTCGGCTGAAGTTCCTTTTAAAGGCACCGCCGGGAGCGTTTAGAAACGAGCAAGACGCGAAGGCGTTTATTGACCGCTTCAATGAATTCCATAGCGGATCGGAAAACGCCGACAAGGTTGGTTTGATTCGCGAAGGGCTGGCCGTCGAACAAATCAGCCAGACAAACAGCGAGGCCCAGGCCATCGAGTCGCGGAAGTTTTCGCGACAAGATATCGGGCTTTTGTTTTGTGTTGAGCAGATGCTCGGCGACGATTCGAGCGTTAGCTACAACTCGCTCGAAATGAAGAATCAAGCCTACATCAACAACTGCCTGCAACGCTGGATGGTGCGGTGGGAGGAGGAGTGTGCAGCTAAGCTTTTGACGTCAACGCAGTACGACAGTGATAATTATTATTTCAAGTTTGTTACGGCGGCACTTCTCAAGGGCACGACTGCCGACCGTTATAAGGTATACCAGATCGCTCGACAGATCGGCGTTCTAAGTGCCAACGAAGTCCGCGAACTCGAAGACATGAACGAAAGGGACGACGACGGAGGCGACAGCTATGACAACCCGGCAATCACGACGCCGCAAGCCGCGACAACCCAATCACCGACCAATGGCAGCAGTGGCGATAGCGTGGACGATGGGAGCAGCAGCCCGCAGGATGTTGATCAACCCGCGCTGGCCGCGCGACTGCGAAAGGTGGTGGCATCGCGCCTTATGGTCGCGGTCAAAGTAGAAATAAGCCGCGTTGAGCAGGCCGCCGCGACGCAAGGGAATTTCGTTTCGTGGCTTGATGAGTTTTACGGCAACTGGTTAGACCGAATGGCGACCGTTATTAGCGAATGCGACGGCCCGCAATCACTCGCCGCCGAGTGGGTGAACGATAGTCGCAATCGCCTACTCGAAGTCGCTGGGCGAGTCTCCAGCGGGCTTGGCGAGGCCGTGCGGGCCGAATGTGCGTTGTGGGCCGAAAGAGCGAACCAACTGGCGACGGCAATCGTCGCGGGGAGTGCAAGCAATGCGTGAGATTCTTTTGTACGACGAGATCGGGCCGGGATATTACGGATTGCTTGACGGAAAGTGGATGGTCGAGCAGTTGCGTGAGGCGGGCAACGAGCCGGTGGCGCTGAGAATCAACTCGCCGGGCGGGAGCGTGTTCGAGGGGCAGGCCATGTTCACCGCACTGGCACGCCATACGCCGGGCGTGGTCGTTCGCATTGACGCTCTAGCGGCATCGGCGGCATCATTCGTTGCCATGGCAGGATCGCGAATTGAGATCGCAGAAAACGCGATGGTCATGATCCATAACGCATGGGGCGGGACGCTTGGCAACGCGGCGGACCACGAAAAAGCCGCTGCGGTACTGCGGAAGATCGATGAACAGCTTGTCAGTCAGTACGCGGCGCGAACCGAGCTCGCCGCCGACAAAATCCGCGACATGATGGCGGCGGAGACGTGGCTTGACGCAAAGGAGGCGGTGGACATGGGATTCGCGGAC